CAAAGATGCCTTGATCCTGTGCGTGTTTTACAACATTACCTGAACAGAAATAACTCTTACCTGCTCCTGATTCACCTGCAAACACAGTAACCTTACCTAGCGGAACACCTTTGTGAAAGTCTCCTGAGATAAGATAGTTTAGTGCGTATGATCCTGTACTGATCCAATCAGTAGGATCGTTAAATCCAGTACTCATACCTGAGATACTTTTAGTTAAGTCCTTACGGAACTTACTAACATCAAACGATTTAGCCATATTTTTCTCCTATTAAGCTGTATTAAACAAAAAAGGGTTGCAAATTAATAATGCAACCCTTTTCAGTTGCTATTAACCTTGACGACTTCTAATCATTGCTAGAATGTCGCTTGCATCACCACCTGTTGCAGCTGGTGCTGCCGCTGGTGCTGCCGGAGTAGGTTCTGGAGTTGCTACTGGCGCCGCTTCTGCTACTGGAGCACTTTGGCTAGTTGCAGTTGCTTGCGGGCTAGCCGCTTTTTGCGGATCACCTGTACGCTGTGCCATACCTGCTGGACGGAAATATTGTCCCCAACGATCCATATCAAATGCTTCGCCGTCTACTGACGCTTCAAACATTTCTTGCATCACTTTAAGTTCAATGTCTCCTGGCTTTTTAGGTAGGAAGTCATTTAGATTAAACAAGCCGTGTGTATTGACTGCTGCCATCTCTGCATCACCTAGTGGACGATCTCTACGAGCCCAATTACTTGTGCTATAGTCTGCGTATCCACCTTTGGATGTTTTGTTAAGACGGAAGTCTACACCAGCAGTATAATCTGTTGGCAACTCTTCCATATCTGGATCCATAAGCGCCTGCTTAATGATCTGGAAGATTTGTGGACCAATAATAAACCTACGAACTGGATTCTCAGGTGTAGTATCGTCTGATAGTGGGTTATCTGTTACAAACCCTTGGAAAATGTACGAACGCTTTTTCCAATACTTACGACCCATATCTTCTAATGAAGGGTCTTTAAACCAACCACGTACTTCGTTAAGAATGTTACAAGTTTCTCCGTACATTTCCATACACGGTACTTGCACTTGTACTGGACGTGAGTCAGTATCACCTTTAACGCCTGCAAATGGTAGTTTAATTACTAAACGCTCTTTCCAAAAGAACGTGTTATCTGCATCGCCATCTGGCAAGAATCTCATCGTTGCCGACTCGCCTTCTTTGATATTCCAAAATGGGTAAATGCTGTTGTCGCCGCCGTTTGATTGACGGTTGTTTGATCCTGCTTCTTGAGCTTTGAGCTTTGCTCGGATTTCTGCTAATGATGCCATAGTTTAATGCCTCCTATAAGTGCCTATGTTTTGTTTTGTAGCTACATTGCTACTTTCTTACGTGCCTATTATTTGCAGCACAGTTATTATTATATACTGTTTTGCAACCTTTGTCAAGTCTTTTTTAAAGAAAAAGAAATAAAACTTATAAGTGGGTTAGCGTAGTCCTGCTAACTCACGTATTCTGTCGTATTCGCTTGTGCTTGGCTCTTCCATTTGCTGTGGCTGTGCCTGCATTTGGTGTTCGTCAAACTTTGCTTGTATTTGTTCAATAAATTCTTTAGCAGGATTAATAAACTGTTCACCATAATCTTTTTCAATCATTGTTAGAACTGCTGTTTCTCCTTTTGGAAAAGTGCCGTTATCACGATCAAAGTAACTAAGTATGAACTCGCCTAATGGAGTCTTTTGCTCCTTTTCGTCATTGCCGTCGTCTTTGCTTAGTTGGCCTTTGTCATTAATTTTAACGTCCATTGTGTCGTCGTCTTCGTCAGCGCCTTCATCAAATTCAATATCGCCATCGCGCATTGCATCCATTGCTTGTTGTTCAATGTCAGCTTCGTCCCAATAAAGTTGGTCTTCTGGTCCAGGTAATGTATTAGGATCAATCTCTGGCTTACCATTTACAATTTTAACTTGAACTTCTGCTTCGTGTTCGCCGCCATCTTGATCAGTAACAAACAGTGTCATAGTTCCTACTTGGCCGTCTTGTGCATCACCTTCTGCAAACTGGCCCATTGATTTTTCAAACGCTAGTTCTAGTTCAGCGTCTTCTGGTACGCATTTGTTTACACGCTTGCCTTTGTTCTTGCCAGTACCTTTTTGTGTACCGTCTTTCTTATAACCGTCCCAACAATCCTTTGGTCCTGCTACTTCTTCTAAGTCGTCTGGTCCTAGTTCTGTTGCTTTTGTTGCTTCGCTTACTAATTTGTAAATGTAAGGGAATACATCTGATAATTCTTCGTTAAACTGTTTAATAGTTAACTGGTCAATCCAATTTTCTGCAACGTCATTTGGTACGTCTTCCATTACTGCTGGAGCAAATGCTTCAAATGTTTCTTTATAGTATGACGGACGTTGTAGTGACTCTAGTGTTTTCTTAACTGTAGCAATACGTTCTTTAACTACATCTACATACTGTGCTAGGCTTTCTGCCATTACTGCTGAACGACCCATATAAGTTTTAAACTTACGTAATTTACTCATTTCTTCTGACATACTAACAATATGCTTGCCAAAGTCATCAAATGGTTTACCGCCTTCTGCAACGTGACGTGTCATTGCTCTTGCACCAGTTAAGTGCTTGAATGGATATTTAAATCTTTCGCCTTCTGCGCTTTCAATATATAATGATCCAACTTTCTTTGCTCTGCCTCCAGCTATCTCTTGATTGATGCCTTCAGTATGTTTTATCATTAAACGTGCTCCATCAAAGTTTTGATAACTTAATTTTGATGTGCCATATAATTTTGATTCTTTCATTGATTCGTCCCCGTCACGGTTTTTTGCTAAAAATTTGTAATCTCTACTATTTAAGTTAGATTTGGTAATGTCTCTAGTATCAAACGTTAATGTTCGTTTTTTTGCAAACATACGTAATTCCTTTAAAAAGTCATACCAATTGTTTTTAATTAAATTGCCTTCAGTAGCAACTAGGTCTTCGCCATATACAACTGCTACTGCTTTATTGTCTAGACTTACACTAACTTTTCCTACTGGGCGACCTTCACTCATAAAGTTAAAATCAAAGTACCGACCTAGGCTAGGTTCGTTTGTTACATTGCCTTCAGCATCACCAATAGTAACACTCGGAAAGCGTCCTCGGATTTTGTTGAATAGTTCTTCTGCTATTAAGTCTAAATTCTGCATATATATATTTATCAATAGTTAGTGCTAATGAAGATCGGCATTGGCGCTTCGTAATCGTCCATATCTTCTGCTTGATTAAAGGTACTGTATACTCTTGGATCCCAGTCTTTTAAAACTTCCATCATACGTAATGCAAGAATAGTTGACATAACTAAATCATCGCTTGATCCCGACTTAGCAGTATAACTTGATCCTGTTGCAATAAATCCTTTTAGTTCTCCAATTAATGGTTTAGATCGAATTTTCATTTTATCGTTTTCGATCATAGTTTTTAATCGGCTACACGCAGTAACTTTACTGCTATGTGTAGTGTTAAATCCTTTGCGGAATTTACGAACGTGTCCTTTGCGGATTGGCTCACTGACGAACAAACCCGGAATGTTCTCTTCGCCAAAGTCGTTTATAACGATTAGGGCAGCTTCGCCCAATCCATTGTTCTCCACGCTCCAATAAATCCCTGTTGGGTTTTTGGTTTCTGATTCTATGTACTTACATATATCAGCAAGTACTCTTATCTGACCAGGAATAGCAGTTTGATTGTGTTGCCATTCGGCTACTTGTTCATAGCTCGGTAGCTCATACACTTGTATAGCTGCATTGTCGCCGCCTGTGCCCATACTAGGATCAAGTGCAATGCAATATGTATATTGTGCTGTAGGACGCTTGTACCAGCGTGTTTGACCCATATTAAGTATAGGAGATGATCCGTCCATAGAAGCAAGTTTAATTGAATTGATTAATGTTTCGTCAAATACTAAGAATTCACAGCCATACTCACGACGGAACTTTTCCTCACCAATACGTCCAACTTCTTGTACTTTCCATTCATCATCACGATCAGGATGTTCACTCCAGTGTGCAATAAATGAGTGAAACCCGTTTGACCCTAATTCAGTTTCATTGCCGTGTGCGTCAAACTTTTCTTCTGCTTGTTTCCAAATAGTAGCAAACGTATCTTCATCACTGTTAGGTGTGCTAGTAATAATAGCACGACCACCTGTTGCTAGTGTAGGTGATATTGATGTCCAAAACTCTTCCGCAATGTTAGGTTGCACAAACGCA